ATGGTTGCATCGCCAATGATAATATCCTCGCTCACATTGCTAGGAACTAACTCTGACCTAAGAACTGCATTTAAAGTGTTTTTAATTACAGCAGTAGCATCCGGAGCAGTAATAGTCGATGCATCAGTTGCTAAGACGTTTGTGGTAGATAATGTCGTGCCATCTGTATTGTCTAAAGTAATGACGCTGTCAGGGATTCTAAAATATGCACCTTGTTTTGAACCTATTAATGTGCTTCCGCTCGATTGCCTTACTTGGATGTTTAAAGTTCCGCCTGAAGCTACATTGTCAAAAAATACACTATTTACATTCACCGTACCATCTGCCGCTAAACTACAAACTACATTCACAACAGAAGGCTGAGTGAACGTGCTCCCATCCGAATCTGTAACTGTAATATCAGGCAAGACTAAAGTACCTCCACTTGCTACAGTGTTCGTGTAACTAGTATCGCTATTTTCTACCGTAGCATCTGCTCCAGGTGTACAAACTACATTTTGAACACTAGGTAAAGAAGAAGTAGAACCATCTGAATCTGTAACTGTAATGTCCGGAAGAATTAAAGTATCACCAACATTTACCGTATTAGAATATGACGCATCCGAGTTCTCCACCGTGCCGCTTCCAGCTATCGTATATTCTCCACCACTTGCCACAGTTTCAATAACATCACCCGCAGCGTTCTTAATACTTACAGGGTCGCAAGTGCCGACCTCGATAGGGCTACCACCTAAAGGAGCATTACAAGCGTCGAAAGTGTACGGGCATTTAATCTCTATCTCTACCGTCCATCCCACGCCATCAATCTCGCCCCATGTTACAGGCTCAAAAGTCGCAGATGTTTCTACCTCATACTTATTGGCAACTAAGATTTGAGGGTTCTTGAACTCAGCAAAGAAGTCCGTTAGTATTTGGAGCGTGTCAGAATAAACCTCATCCGCATCTTCAAAGTCTTCGCGTGGAATGTCGGCAATACCTAGAGTGTAGGTGTAGACGATATGCCCAGTCTCTATTTGCGTGTTCTCTAAAGACCCCATAAGTCGAGGGAATACATTGTCCTTGTCTAGGATAATATCACCCTCCTGGAAGCCTATTTGATAAGACCCCAACTGATCGTGCCGCGAGGCTATCGTGGTCAGGTCTGCGTTTACTTCGTTGTAACTTGTCATTTCTTTACCTCTGCTTTATCCTTAGTGTACTGAAGGAAGAACATCACCTTGCTTATTGGCTCACCCTCTACCTCTTCAATTTTTAAGATGTCTCCATTGGCGAGGGAGTGGAGAACATTAAACCAACCATATCGGGCAAGTGGACTTTCTTCTCCGACCCCGTTAAAGAGTCGAGGGAATTGTTCAACAAGCTCTGACCTAAACGCAAAAAAAAAGCTAGTGCGCCCGTTGTTATGCTTATGGGTAACTCCCTGAAATGCTCCCCGTCCGTTCCCTTGTATGGCTCTATCTTATACAGCTCTTTGTACTCTTCCACAATGGGCCGATACAAAACAGCCATGACAATATGTAGGTTTTCTATAAAGTCGTCGCCCGAATAGCTGTCTATATCCACGAACTCACCCGTAGTCAGGTCCTGAAGGTTTGGAATAAAGCCATACTCCACGCCTTGCCATGTGAATCGCTGCTGAAAAGGCTGCTCCTGTTGTAGGACTGCCGCAATCTTAGCCGACAACTCGCTCAGCTGCCTTACAGGAATCCTATCCAAAGCGTCATAACCCGCGCCTGTGATAGCTTTAATTATCTTCTTTGCCTTCCATGTATCGTCTAGGCTTTCATCGTTTCCGATATTAAAGCATTCGACATATTTACTTAGCGGTATCTCGTCCGCTTTCGTTGGTATTATCACCTCCATAACCTTATATGTATTTTAGGCTTAAACGTTGCGCGGGAGTATATGAAATGGCGTAAATTAATCGCTTCTTCATTTCTTGAATAAAAAAACCCCCGAAAGGGAAGGACTCCGAGACGGGGGAAAACACTAACAATGAAAAGTATGAATCAACGCGAATATAGGCTTTTTATTCTTATCCCGACAAATTAACGGTTATCGAAAAGTTGTTGTTGTCCTGATCGGTGTTAGGCACAATAAAAAATAAAAAGCCCACGCTCTTTTGGTTCGTGCCTCACCAATTAGGTTTAAAATAGGCTTTCTTGCCTTGTTTCTGTTTCTATCATCTTTATTGCTTTTTTAAAATAGTCCTCGTCTAATTCACAAGCGGTTAAAGTTAAGTTCATTTTTTCAAATTTATTAACCTTATCAACAGCAATAGCAATAGAGCCAGAGCCTAAATGTGTATCTAAAATTTTTTGATTAGTTTCAGCATATCGAGTTAAAATCCATTCATATAATTCACTTGGTTTTTGTGTCGGGTGTATTTTAGTTCTATTGCAATAAGCCTGTACTCTACTCATTCTAAAAGTTTTTGCACATTTATCAAATGAAGTCCAAGCCAACTCAAAATCAGAGCCACTAAACTCTTGTATTTTATCCCAAGTCAAAACACACCTTGTGTTTCCTAAATAATCAAAAAAGTAATTCCCACCCCAAATAATTTGGTTTTTACTAACTCTTTTAAGTTCATCAAAATACTCAACACTTGGTATTGCATTATCCCAACCTTTAAAATCGTGCGCCTTTCTGTTAGTGGCTTTATTTTCTTTTTGACCATCAAAGCCTATTCCATAAGGCGGGTCAACTATTGCTAAATCAAAGTGGTTATCTTCGTAACGCTTCATCAATTCCAAGTTACATTCGTTTGTAATATTTAAGTATTCTCTCATTTATAATATTTTTTTTGCCCTCGCTTTTTTTATTTTTTACAGATGCCTAACAATGTATATAGCCCATAGCCTAAAGGCATACGTGCCATATACTCAACGTTAGCAAACATAAATAAAAGAATTTGGACAGCAACTACCTAACGGCGTAAACGCCGCGCTTGTTCGTGTTCAGCTTGTTCAAAGCAACGTAGCGCAGGGCATCAATGGCGTGGTTCATGTAGTCGACGGGCTTGTTCAAGTTCTCTCCATTCCTGTCAGTCTGCCACTTATAAGAGCGCAACTCCTTCAAAAGGTTCACGCTTCCAGGATCAACTACAAGCTCGTACCTCTTCAGTATATCAATGCTCTGCCTAATAGAGTCCGGACCTTTCCTTGCGGGTGAAGCTCTGAAGCCTCCTGGAATCCTCTTAATCTCTTCAATGCTCTTTGGCTCTGCTGAGTCGCATACAACTTCTTCTTGTCTGTCTATGTCTAACCTCTGCACTATGTCGGGGTTCGTTAAGCCATGCTGATATAGCAACTCGCGAACGTGAAGCCTTCCGTTTGACTTAGCGACCTCAACGACGGCGGTAGGGTCATTGGTGAATCCAAAGTCAAGACCAAGCCCTACCCTTGTGTAATGCTCTGGCCACTTCTCAACCTTCCAATCGAACACCCTGCCAACCACATTGCCGTATTCGCCTTCTCCAAAGACCTTCCACGCCTGAGGGTCTAAAACTCTGAGCGTTTCAATCTCCCTTACTTGCTCCTCTCCTAAAAAGGGATTATCTAAATAGGTTGAGACAATAACCTCAACGTCCCCAATCTCTGCTGCTCTCTTCTGCTCTAATTCCGTATTAATCCAGATATTCTCATCGTCGGGGTTTAAGTCTAGGAAGATTTGACCCGTTGTCCGAACTGCTATCTGTTGGAACTCCTTATAGCTTATCTCGTTGGCCTCAATGATGAATATAATGTCTCGCTTTCGTGATCGTATCTTCTGCTCATTATCAAGCCCGAAGAACTGTATGGTATTAGGCCCGTATGAATATCGTAGCTCTGTGAGGTTCACGCTCAAAAGCTGCTCGTATGGCATCCCGTTTGAAAGCGTGTTGGTTCGTATGATTTCTAGGAAGTCTTCGTATGCTGAAGCCTTTAGGGATGGTAGGTACTTTCTGCATACCTCTAGCTTGATACCCTTGCTATTGAATAGAAGGTGGACAGCGTACAACATAGCGGAATAGGTCTTAGTGGACCTCGTGCCGCCCCTATTGATTACAATGCGCTTCTCACTCTTCTGAATCCTGTCGTAAACTCTGCTTGCCTTTACCATCTACTATCTCAACTTCTATTGGTGTGAATCCTTCATGCTTAACAAAGTTCGTTTCCTTCCATCCGTAGTTCACCTTCATGTCGAAGATTAATGCGTTGGTTTGCCCCTCTCCATTAACTAGCGCATCCTGTTTCCATAGCTCGATAAACTTCTTCACTCCCTTTATAGTGCCAAAGTATTCACCCTCAGCCTCATAGTTCAAAAGTGTTTGCGGGTCTAGTTTCAGGAATCTCGCGAAGCCTCCGATAGTTGGTATTCTAGGTGCTGATGTTGTAACTACTTTACCTGAAGATGTGGGGTGTTCTTTGCCAAATGTGGTGCAGAAGTCTACATATTCATTCCACTTGTCTTGTATTTCTTCGGGTGTGTATAGTTTAGGTCTTGGCATATTATACTATTAGTGCTATTATGGCAATTAATACCAATGCAACAATTAAGGCAATGGTGTTGCGCTGTTGTTCTTCAGTCATTCCCATTCAAAAGTTACTATTACAAATAGAATGTAAATGTGGAAATACCGCCCCTTGTGTTCACCTGACGCGAATCCTAAAAGAATCCCATTAGTCAACCCAAAGCCTACTTCCATGATGTTATATGTATTTTTTCGTTTTTAGTAAGCGTCCATGACAACGGATAACTGATCCCAGTCTCTTTTAATGCAACTTGAACAGCCTGAAACCTTCTTCTTTTGCCCTGTTACATCATTGTAGAGAGAGTAGAACTTTTGCCTCCATGCATCGCTTACACGCCCCGTTGAGAACTCAGGTTTAAGGCTTTCGTATGTCTTTGCCTGTTCTTCTGAGAGCGTCCAATTCTTTTTATGAGGGAATAGCTTGTTCACCATCGCCTGACGTTCAGGACAGCCGCAGTCGTCGCCTAAGATGTCTTTAACAAGTCTGTCTATTCCAGTGGCTTTTGTTAAGGCTGCGATGTCGTCGCCTATACCCCTGCTTTTCTTACTCATCTTTTAGCTTGTTTAATGCGGTTTTTTTAATCTGTGCAAAGGTGCTAGAGCTTATGCCTATATCCTTGCTAGTTCCTTTTATTGTGGTTTTAATCGTCTCGCCCTTCCATAAGCCGGCTTCCTTCTTTGCGTTTGGCTTCTCTCTTTCTGGTGTGTAGTGGTTGGAGTAATAGTAAACCATCAAAATCTTGTGTTCCTCAGATGTGAGGTTTGTAGCTCGTTGGTCGATTATACTCATTGCTGCCTCAAAGTCTTCTTCTGTGTTGTCTTGCTCTTCGGGAATGTAGTGGTAATCATGGTATGGCGTGTGCTTCTGCTGGCGTTTTCTGTATGTGTAGTGCCATTGGCTTTGCTTGCTGTGGTACTGCCTCTGCATAGTACAAACTATCCAATACTTTATAAAGGGCATTTTAGACTCCATATATTCATCGCCCTTGTCTACAATGATCTCGTATATAAGTTGGAGAAGTTCCCGCGCGTCCTGTTCGTTGTCGCCTGTTATACGCATGGCCGTCTCTAGCCATTCGTCGTTACTCTCAGATATTCTGTCTATCGGTCGCAAAGGATTATTTTAGCCGAAAGTCCAGGAGGCTTGCGGTCCGTGTAGTGCTTTAGTATTCTATTCTGACGACTCAATACAAACTCTTCCCTGTAAAACCAATGAGAGCCAAGACCGTCGAGCACTTCAATGTCAACCGTGTAAGGCTGGTGAGGGTCTGTTATCCTGTCGTCTATTTTCACCTTCACACTTCAAATATAATACTGATAGACGTAAGAAACAGAAAAAAGTTAGGCGTAGTTTTGCACATTTGTTGAAAATGTCTATATTTGTTGAAACGAAAAACAAAAACACTATGAAAAATTTAAGACTAGAAAAAGAGTTTTTTAACGATGAATGGCACTTCTTTATATACGAAGACAATAGGCCAATAAAAGCGTTCTTCACACAAGATGAGGCGGAAGCGTTTTTAGAGGCATACCTTGATAGGTTGAAAGGGCCTTATGTTCTTAGAGAAGTAGAGATATATTCTAAAACTTCTTAACCATGCTATACACCGACGAAATGCCAAGACTAAGAAAGGTTCACATACCTAAGTTTGTATGTGTGGAGGTTCGAGACATCGTGTACGACGTAGAACTAAACGGGGGCGACTTCATTATATACCATGCCGACGATTGTATTCACGATCACCTCAGTATAGGAATCATTGAAGAGATTGAAGAAGCTGCCCGAATAAGATTAGAAAACAAAAACATTGAACTATGAGACTTGCAAAACTATTGCACGAGGGTAAGGTTGTGGCCGTTGCCAGTACGCCTATGCCCTTAATAAGATACGCCCGACTTAGGGGCTTAACGGGAACGTGGTTGTACTTCGATTGCCCCCGATACTTACTCAACATTATCAAAGAACGTAAACTACTGCTTTATGACTTCTAGCCAAAAAGAACAAATGCGAAAGCTGGCCGACGAATGTGGCCTAACAAAAGAAGACTTCTTTAAGCATCAGCACTATACAATTATGACGCGGCAAGGAATCGAGAAAGTTGCCGAGTGTAAAAATATTGAGCTTCATTTTCAATGTGTTCAAGCTGGGCCGGACTACGCGGCTGTGAAATGCACCGCCAACACCGAAGACCTAAGAAGCGTTGAGACATTTGGAAGTGCTGACATGAAGACAAGCCAGAACAAGTACTATTTGGAAATGGCAGAGAAAAGGGCGAAGGCTAGGGCCGTCTTACAGCTCACCAACTTATATTCGTTTGGTATTTACTCAGAAGATGAAAGCGATGACTTCAAGAGATAACGACGACAAGCTAGACGATGAGTATTTCTACGACAAGTGGAAGGCTGAACGATTAAAAAGCAAAAGGGAAATTCTTAAAAACTTTGAAGGTTGGTTCAAGTACAACCAGGAAGCGTTCAACGCGGCCGGAATTACATCGAAGGAATCAGCACGAATAATACTAGAAGACTATGCATTGGCTAGACGAAATACTACCAGAAGGGGAGAAGGTTGATACGCGGTTTTTTAACCTTGTTGAACTGACAAACGAATACAAGTTTAACGCTATCTATGACCTCATCTACGACATCGACGCAAACGTTAAGGTGTATATGGATAAGGTAGAGATTGCAAGCCTTAAAATAGAGGCGCGTGAAGGCATGACAGATGAGAGGTTTTTTGAAGTCGTGAACGATCTTAGAAAGAAAAGAATAGCACCCCCACCAAAAGCCGTTTGGGAATTGAACCAAAAAGAATTAGCTAAACACATTCAAAGTTTTTGCAGATGAAC